CAGGTACGTAACTACTTTGGTCTAAGTGGATCAATTTCACTATACCAACTAGGTACACATATCTCACCTAACGTAACAAGTAACATTAGCTTATCTGCAACATTTGGCGGATGGCAAAACCCGAACCTCTACGGTACAGCATCAGGTGTAGCACCAGGATCAGACGAAGGTCCAGGCGCAGTATATCCAGCACCAGATGGAGTAAATACAATATAATTGGATTAAAGGTGTTGTCAACAGTTGACAACACCAATCTAATCACATATAATATAAAAAATCATCTACATGATAGAGTAAACTCAAACACAGGAGAAAACTATGAGTATTCGAACACGATTTGAAATCGAAACATTTTTGCTAGGCGCCCATCCAACAGCGGCACGTAAAGCACAGGTGCTTCAATCAGAACTTTTAGAAGCACGAAAAACAAATCACCCAGACCTACCAGTATTAGAAGCAATTATGGCTGATTTTGAAAAAGACAATGACGTTGCTACATTAGTAGCGAACATTGAAGAATCAGAAGAAGAATATTGGGTAAACCGTCTAGCTCGTCTAGCGGCAATTGATATTTTAACAATTGGTAAGGTACAGCCAGAACATATGAATTATATGGCATCACTTTCAGATGAGGCATTTTCTGCTTCTGTAAAATCAGCAACAGCATTAGCACGTACACTTAATGATTCAGTACGTGAAATTGAAGCTGAACTTGGTTCTGATATTGTTAATAGCTAATGGTTAGTACCCCTAACTTTTACTATAAAGACAGTAAAGGAACAAATGTTGCAATCTGTGTTCCTGTGCGAGATTATGTAACATCTTCTTTTACCTTTAGTCTCTCTATGCTTATGAAAAAGTGTGGGGAGACTAATCAAAAGACATCGTTACATATGGTTATGGGAAGTGAAGTAGCAATGCAACGCCAGCAATTGGTTGAGCAAGCACTTGAAACAGCATGCACACATATATTATGGTTAGATAGTGATATGTTATTTCCATCTAATCTATTACAAGCATTATTGTCACATGAAAAAGACATTATTGCATGTAATTATTCTACTAGAGTTGAACCTCACAGACCAGTAGCGTTTGACAATCCAGGAAATTTGGATAGTAGAGTTTTGAGCGGAGAAGGATTACAATCTGTTTTCGCTGTAGGTGCAGGATGCATGTTAGTAAAAAGACAAGTTTACGAGCAAATGCCTAGACCACACTATAGCGTTACATGGAACGACGACTATTCAAATATGGTTGGAGAAGATATCTTTTTTTGCGAAAAAGCAAGAGAACACGGATATGAAATATGGGTTGAAAAAACTCTTAGCAATAGCATAGGACATTCCGGAACAAAAATTTATACTTTAAAAGGTGACTGCAATGTTTAATATGGAAAAATTTAAAAATCAAAGTGTAGTTACGCCTTGGGATAGACTAAAAAAGTTTGTGTTTAACAGTTATCCAGTAGTGGAAACAAATACAGACAATATGGAAGAAATCATACAAATTGCCAAAGAGCACCAAGGTGTTTCTGATTTTGTATGGTTAAAAGATCCAGAAGCAAAGGCCAGAGAAAACTTTCCTTGGCACTTCCGACCATCTGATGATAGCCGTAACTTTATTCACTTATTTCCAAACGTAATTGCAAGAACAGGTAGTGTTGTTGGTTGGGGTAAAATAAAACTTATTCCTACAAATATCGACAATGTTAAAGGAACTATCAAAAATAAAATTGTTGGTACATTTAATGAAACAACATTTGATGTGGTTATGATCAGCTACCACGAAGCAGAAGCAGATCAAAATTTTCAGAAATTAAAATTGAAATATCCAGATGCAAAACATGTAAAAAATGTTAAAGGTATTGGAAACGCTCACAAAGAAGCCGCCGCTATGTGTGATACTGCGATGGTTTATATTGTTGATGCAGATGCTGATATTGTGGATAGTTTTAACTTTGACTATATTCCGCCTATGTCTAAAAGAGACAACACAACATATGTTTGGGCGGCTAGAAATCCAATTAATGGTTTAGAATATGGTTTTGGCGGAATTAAGTTATTCCCACGTGAACAACTTCTTGAAATGGGACATGAGCTTCCTGACTTTACTGGTGGTGCAGCATTTTATCAACCAATCAGTAATGTTGCATGTATTACACGCTTTAATAAAGACCCGTTCCGTACTTGGAGAAGTGCATTCCGTGAATGTGCAAAACTTGCAAGTGGTATTCAACAGCAAAATACACCGTCGAAACAAACAACTGAAAGACTTGAAGGATGGACTACTATTGATAATGGCGCCCGATTTGGACGTTATTGTATCAAAGGCGCACTAGAAGGTAAAGAGTATGGTGAAGAGTTTTTTGATAATGTAGACGAATTAAATAAAATTAATGACTTCGATTGGCTACGTGAACGTTTTGTTGAGAGTATGAAAAAACGTATTTCAGCAGACGATTAATAATTTAAAAACCATTTAGGATTGTTCTTGAATGGTTTTTATTTTGGCTAAAATATGCTTGTTACTTAGTTGACTTTTCACACCTGGATGTAGTGGTTGTGGAAAATTACCAATACCAGTCCAACTATAACCATTACTTTCAGCATTTAATTTTTTAGGTATAAATTCTTTTTTAACTAAAATTACAAATGTGTGATATGTAAATTTATTATCATTACTTGTGTAACTACTTAATGGAAACACTTTTTGGTAGGCAGGTATACTGCCAATCTCTTCTTGAATTTCTCTAAGAAGAGTTTCTATAGGACGCTCAGCACCTTCACTTTTTCCGCCAAAAAACCCCCATGTACTTGGATACTTTACTTGGCTACTTCTTTGTTGCATTAAAATTCTGCCTGTTGCTTTGGCTAAAATTATGCATCCACTTGCATTCATTTAATTTACCTATTCTTGATTAAAAGTTATTACAGGGTATTTAACCATATTGTTTTTTATAATTTTGTGATAATCTCTAACTGAAAAATTTGGATTATGTTGTTTTAGTACTTTATACCACCTGTAATATCCATTAGGATTTTTATCATTAGTGTCAAAATATTCACTACTATTTACATGCCAAAATAATTTGCTTAGGTAAATCATACTTTGATGTACTTGTGTGGGGTTCATTTTTTGTTGTGATATGTCTGACAAATTTAAAAAATCAGTTTTAATAGTTTTATGACTTTTAATCCAACTGTTAAATTTATTAATTTCGTTATATAACCCGTAGTTTGGATTTAAATATTCTATAGGAGACTTATAAAACAAAGCATATTTTATATTTGGATATTTAGGTAGATATTTTTCAATAACAGTGGTTGCATGATGCAAGTTTAACCAGGAAACTTCTACACAAATACTATTTGTTTGTTTTAAATTGTAATTTAAAATTTTTACAGTGTTTAACACACTGCCTCTTTTATTATTTAAAATCTCATGCCAACAATCATGACCATCAACTTTTATCATTTACAAGTATAGTCTCCAATAGCCTTGTTTGTATATACCTTCATAACTATTGTACCATTCTTTTCCATTCCATTCAAGTTGATCTTGGCTTGCATTGTTTAGTAAGTACTGCTGATTATTGTTTGATTTACTGTCAAATGATACAACCCAATTAGTACCATTATACTCGATAATGTCATTAGTATTTGCTACAACACCTCCCCATGGTCCTGATCCAATTGTATCTTTTGTAACCATATATCGTTGTCCTTGTGATGCAACTGGTACATTGCCTGAACCAGGATATGCTATCGTTGGATCAATAACACCATCAATAGGTGATATTGTATTTGCAGGAAGTGTATCCTGATCAACGTCTACAATTAAAATGTTATCATCTTGCGGATCAAAACTTAAAGTACCAACAATATCATTATCAATATCACCAGGATCGTCACTTTTTCTTAGACGTATTTGGCTAATACCGCTACGTAGTTCACCAAAGTTTTCTAACTCGTCTTTCCATGACAGTATTGTTCCGTTATTATTATCTTCTCCAGATGCTGTAAGTAAAAAAGCATTACCGTTTTCAAAACGTAATTTTCTCTGCTCAAATGTGACAACTGTATATTTTAATGTTGTTTCATCAAATGGTAAATTTTCTTTAAATAAATCTAAATTAGTATCATCTAAACTATAAAGTTCATTAATAAGTGTGTGAATAAGTTTTTGCTGTTTTACTTTTGCTGGTGGGTTTATTAATACTGGCATCTGAAACGTAAGTGTTGATACATCAATAATATCGTCAATAGTACTACCAATGCTCCTACTACTCCAAAGTGTGTTTGTCATTTCAACATAACTTAATGAACTCCAATCAAGTGGATTGCTACTAGTGTTTATGTTAAGTGTAGGATTAAATAATACTAGTATTTGTTCTAATAATTGTAATTTTTGATCAGTATTTGATGTCCATACATCACAGTTCATAACAAGATTGTACGGAACTGGCATGTGTCTTTCTACAGTATAAGTTCTTCCTATTTCATTTTCATATGTACCAGTTTCATGATTTATTTTCTTCTCTGCCACTTGTACTTTTTCAACATAGTCTTGACTTAATCTTCTTTCTGGAGCCATATTTAAATCTGTAACATAACAACTAATAAGAGGAACAGTGTTAACAATATTTTCACTATTTTCTCTGGTTATGTGTGCCGCCATACGATTAATATCACCGTATCTTACTGGAACTTTTTGATAGATAGGTAGCCCAGCATTATCTGAACCCATTTGTACATTAAACCCACCAAACAGTCTAATAAACTGTTGGATATAACGTCTTAATTGTTTGTCATAAAAATATTGTGCCATTATTCAAAATCACTCTTTGGTTTAATTACTTTACTTAATGCTTGGCGCTCACCAAATTCTTGGTTATCAACAACAGTGGTATTTTTATTTTCGATAAACGAGCTTGCATTATATGTTCTATCACTCCATGTTGTGGTGTTTTCTTGATCATATAATCTGTGCCAACGGCTTCCTCTGTATACAAACAGTCTATTAGGACTAAAATCTGTTCTTACAAAATATTCTCCATCGGTTGGATCTTGTGGAAATTGATCACCTTGTTGTAGTGTTTCACCGTGATCGTATTCTTCAGTATCCTCATTAGAACCAAATAAATGATCTGCTAATGGTATTCCTAATGGATCTGCTTCTTCAGCACTTTTTACAATAGCATTACTGATATTCATTTCAGTTTGGTAACTACTTAGTGCATTTTTAAGACTTTCTGGATCGTTAGCATTACCAAGTATGTCTGAGTATTCTTGTGTATCTGTTAATGGTGCCACTTTAACCCTCCAAATATGAGGGAACCACGTTTGACTGAATCCTTCACTTCCTCTCGCTGCGTCCTGTACTACATAAAATTTATTAACTGCTTCTCTGTCGTGGTTAAGTAATAAGTCATCTCTTAAATGTGGCAACTCAAAAACATCGCCAGGCATTAACTTTCGTCCTAATTTTTCTACCATATCATTGATATGAAAACTAATAAACAATGTGTCGTTTGTTAAAAACAAACCAAATTGTGTTAAGTCAAAATCATTATCACTAACATTGTAAACACCACGTAATTCAAAAATATCTGGATCATATTTGCGATCTCTGTTTTCCATAAACAACAAATCTTGTATGTTAGTTTCGTCAATTTCACCTGACGGATTAATTTCTTCTTCGAATATGTTGTCTAATACGTCACCACTACCATAATTCGGCTCGCTTGGATCAGTGTTGTTTGACTGTTCTCTTGGACCTAAATACTTGTGTACATGTACAGCGGTTCCGCCAATATCAAACTGTTCTCTGATATTGCGATCCATGAATTTATAATCATTGCTTTTATATGGTTTGTACAGACTTAAACGTGGCATATTGATTCCTCTTATAGTATTTATGCTAAATAGTATTGAACACAGAACTTCTGTGTTCCGTCAACGAGGGTAATTGAATGAATAAAAAATTTATGATTTGGTGGCTTGTATTTGTGATTCAAGCCATACTAGTCGGTATTTCTGTTTATATGGGTTCTTTAGAATTCTTATGGGAAACCGATTTAACAAAACTATCGTTTTTAGCGTCAGCAATGTGGCTAATAACATCACTGTCAATTGGATATTATGCATATTTCGGCAAAAACAACCATGATATGAATTGGTTTGTAGCTGAGTCTTGTATGTCTGTAGGTATGATTGGCACAGTGACTGGCTTCATGCTTATGCTAGGAAGTAGCTTTGCAGAAATTGATCCAGGAAATATTGACAGCATGCGACTAGTAATTATTGATATGGCAGCAGGTATGGGTACTGCATTGTTAACTACATTAGTTGGACTTATTGCTAGCCTGTTCCTAAAAATACAAATTGTAATTCAAGAGTTTAAAGATGAGTAAAAGAAGACTAGGCAGTGGTTTAGCATTTAATGATTTATTGTTTAACGTCCTTATTGGTTTTGTTATGCTATTCATTATTGCTTTCTTACTAATTAATCCAATTACTAAAAAAGCAGACATTCCAGTTAAAGCTGAATTTATTATTACTATAGAATGGGAAGATGAATCATCAGATGATATTGATCTGTGGATGCAACGAGATAATGATCCGCCTGTAGGTTTTAGTAGAAAAGAAGGCGCACCATTACACTTGGATAGAGATGATTTAGGATCGGTAAATGACACGGTTCTAATTGATGGACGAGCAACGTTTATCAAAGTTAACAGAGAGACAATGACAATTAGAGGAATCGTACCCGGAGATTACTACATTGCTGCTCACTATTATAGTAAACGAAAAGGACAAGTTGATCCTTTAAACGTAACTATTACTGTTATTAAAGTCAATCCATTTCAGCAAGTTTATAGTATAACAAAACAAATGATGAATGTAAGAACCATTGAAAAGTGGCCAGGAATTTCAATCGACTCAGACGGAAAAATCACTAATATATTTAACCACAACCGTAAAGTGGCACCAATGGGAGGAAGAGCACCATGATTTATACATCAATAATTTTATTTTTCTTAATGGCAGTAGTATCAATATATGCTTTGATACAAACTAGAAAAAATTATATACTCTTGTTTATTTTAATTCCTTTCATATTAGTATCAACAATATTTGCTGGTTATTCAATTTTTGCATTACAAGGAACACCCAAGCGTAGTGTTCCATCAGGCGAAATAGAAATTGTATTTGTAGAAGTCGCAAAACCAGATATCGTATTTCTAGCACGTATAGACGGCGAAGGCCTCCCATTATACTTCAGAATACCCTACACTGACGAAAATAAAAAACTAATGGGAAAATTACAGCGTGATCTAGAAATTGGTCAGAAGATCGAAGGCTCACTTAAAATGAAACCTCGAAAAGGTTCTGACTCACAAAATGAAGACTATCAGTGGGATAGGATCAAACGTGATTCACTTCCACCGAAGTCGTCAGCGTTAAAAGCGCAGGGGGTTGACGATGGTTTAGTTAGAATGATTGAACAACAATCACAAAATTCTAACACAAGTCAAAATAGTGACAATGCCAACGTCGACCCTTATGATTATAGCGATGGCGCTTTTTAAATTTAATTGACAAATCGTATATAATCGTATATAATCGCATGCATGTGCTTTAACTAGTACATCAGGATAAAAAGGAAACAGTATGTTTAGATTTTTTACCACCCGAAAATGGCTATTATGGTCATGGCTAGGATCAGCTGTGATTTTAAGTTCATTATGGGTTCAAGTCGAAATCGACGTTAAGATTAACGAATGGTTTGGACAATTTTATGATATGATTCAGCGAGCATTGGCTGCTCCAAACAGTATTACAATGACTGAGTATTGGCAAGGTTTATTTGACTTTATATACCTTGCAGGAATTTATGTTGCTATTGCGGTAGTAGTAAGTTTCTTTACAGCTCACTATTTGTTCCGTTGGAGAGCCGCAATGGTTGAATGGTATCATAGTGTATACGATAAAGCTCGCACTATTGAAGGTGCCGCACAACGTGTACAAGAAGACACTATTAAGTTTAGTCGAATTATGGAAGGGCTTGGTACTAGTTTTATTGAAGCAATTATGATTTTAGTACAATTTGTTCCAATCCTACTAGGACTAAGCGCAGGTATAACGGTCTTCTTTTTTGGTGATTGGGAATATGGACTTGTTACTGGTGCTCTAGTTTGGAGTATTGGTGGTACATTGTTCTTAGTAGCACTAGGATGGTTTTTACGTCTAGTAGGCGTAGAATATGATCTACAAAAGAAAGAAGCGGCATACAGGAAAATTCTTGTTATTGCAGAGGACGATGAAAAAGTACGTCCAAAAACTATTGATGAATTATTTGAAGATGTACGTGGTATTCACTTTAAATCATATCTGAGATACTTATATTTTAATGTAGGAAGAATAGCTTATTTGCAAGCAAACGTTTTATCAGCCTATGTGTTCTTAGCACCAGCTATTGTAGCAGGCGCAGTAACACTAGGTGTAATGCAACAGATTATTAGAGCATTTGGTAGAGTTGAAGGATCAATGCAATATTTACTTAAAGCATGGCCAACTATTATCGAACTAATGAGTGTGTACAAACGTTTAAGAGAATTCGAACGTCAAATTAACGAAAAATAATATAAGGCGGATTGTTAATCCGCCTTATTACTAATAAATATCAGTATGAAATATGATACTTTGATATTAGCAGAACGTGATGGACTAAAAATACAAAAAGCTAAAGAATACGGAGTACAACGTGTTATTATTAGCGAAGATATTATAACAGATCAATCAATTAATCCTGCCATTGCACAAGCAAAATCTCCTGCGATATGGTTATCAAATAAATTTGTGGGAAAGTCTCAGAAATTTATGCAAGATTGGTTATTTGAAAAGATACTTTATAATAAAAATATATTTTGGTGGGGAAAGTCCTATACTAATGAATATATTGAACGTACCTCTCCAGATAAAATAGCAACATTTGCCACTCCTATTACAGTGCCTGATTTTGACTCAGATATCTTTTTACATGAAATACAAAATATAAAGCATATGTTTACAAATAGACATGGTAAGAAAAATGCAACTTGGTTATCATTTAGTATACATGGCGAAACATATGATCAACATCAAGTAAAGGAAAAAGATGGTTATAAAAACTTAAGATGGACACCAGAAGCATGTGAGCTAATACCCAACATTACTGAGTATTTCCAAAACCTAAATATGCATGAAAATTATGGACTTATATCTATCAAATTATTAAAGCCTGGTGGGTTTATTAATATACATCGAGATGAAGGATTTCATACTTTGCCAGTTAATATTGCAATTAATAATCCTCCTGGTTGTGTAATGCATATGTGGGATAGTGATTTTTCTTACAATGGAATAGTTGATTTTACTACGACTGGCGCAGTGGAATTAAATGTTAATAAATATCATTATGTACACAATAACAGCGAGATAGACCGATATCATGTTATTGTACATGCATTGCCATTAATACACGGAGCATAAATTAAATGAAAATACATGTAATCGGCGGCGGTATAATCGGAATGAGCACCGCTTATCAGCTTTCCAAAGACGGACATGAAATAACTGTATTTGAAAAAGACCCTGCATATTCAGAGAGTAGTTTTGCTCGTAGCTGTGGTGGATTTAGAGCTCAATATTTTACTCCCACAAACGTAGAAATGAGCCGCTATAGTATAGACTTTGTTAAAAATCAAACAGATGTAGAATTTACTGGTAATGGATATTTAATGCTATTTGGTCTAGACCAAAAAGCTGATCACGATTATAGTTATAAAATGCAAAGAGAAATGGGTGCAAGTACCATTAAATTAAACAACAGGCAAATGGAAATTAGCCATAGCTATATTAATTCAGATGATATTTATAGTGGTTGTATCACAACTGACGGCAGTGAGGGGTGGTTGGATCCAGTATCATTACATAAATGGTATAAAGAGAATACAGATTGCAAATTTATATATGCAGATGGCACAAAAGTTAATCATGATGATGCAGAAGCGGTTGTTATTACAGCAGGGTGTTGGAGTTATAAAGTAGGTAAAACGTTTGGATTAAGTATTCCAGTATTACCACACAAGCACACAGTTTTTAATGTAAGTACATCTAAACCAGTTATAAAAGACATGCCACTTATAGCTGACTTAATTACAGGAATTTATTTAAGACCTGAAGGTAACGGATACATAGTAGGATATGATGGAAATGGTACGTTAGATAGTGAGGACTTAGAACCTGACTGGAATAGTTGGGATGAGGTATGGGAACACTTGTATCATCGCTTTCCAGATTATTTTGACGAAGCCAAAATGACAGGTGCTTGGGCAGGTTACTATGATAAAAGTGCAATAGATAATAATGCAATTATCGATCATAGAGACAAGTATTTTTTTGCTACTGGATTTACTGGTAGAGGACTAATGCATAGTCCGGCAGTAGGACTTACATTAAGTGAAATGATACAAAATAAACCTCTCACATTTGATGTGAGTAGTTATAAAATAAACAGAAAACCTTATACGGAGAAATATGTAATATGAAAATATGTATTATTGGAGGCGGCACCACTGGTTGGTGGACTGCTGGATATTTAGAGAAAAAATTTCCTAAAGCTAAAATTACTCTTTTTGAGAGTGAAGATATTCCAAAAATCGGAGTAGGCGAAAGTACGTTACCTCAAATTGCTGAATTTTTTAATGATTTAGGATTACAAGAAAAAACATGGATGCCTAAGGCAAATGCTGTTAAGAAATTAGGAAATATAAAAACTGGATGGACTAAAAACCCAGATTTAGCATTTACTTTTTGGAGTAATGAAGGAAATCCATTTGATAAATGGGCGGCTGGTGATAGAAATATCCAAGATTTTAATCAGCAGTATAATAGCGAAAGATATCATGCATATCATTTAGATGCAGAATTAGCAGGCGATATTGTTAAAGATAATTGTAAACGAGTTGAGCATATTGTTACTACATTAGACAGTAAGCCTGAAGGTTATGATCTTTATATTGACTGCACTGGACTTTCTCGCAAATTTGTGAACGACTTAACAACTATGGACTTTAAACATCATTTAGTTGATAGTGCGTGGGTATGTCCTTACGTTCTTGTTGATAAACATAAAACTGGATACACTCAAAGTATTGCACGTGACTATGGATGGCAGTTTATTATTGATCTAAAAACTCGTATTGGAACTGGTTATGTATTTGCTAGTCAACTAGAAAGCACTAGCGATGCATATGCTAGTTTTGTCGAATACAACAAATACAGAACTCCTTTTATGGACAAAGAACCTAGACTAATACAATGGAAGCCTGAAGTATTACAAAATGCATGGAGTGGAGATACAGTAGCAATAGGATTGTCTAACGGATTTTTAGATCCATTGGAATCAAATGCATTGTTTATGACACAGTATAGTATTACTCTGCTTGCTAGGGTATTGAAAAGAAAAGGTTCACCAGAAGCATACAATCGTGCTTTAAGAAAAGTATGGAGAGATAATAGTGAATATATATTACATCACTATATGTTGAGTGATAGAGAAGACACTGAATTTTGGCGTTACTATAGAGATTTTGATGTACGTGAAAGCCTTTGGAAGAATTACCAAAAATATGGTAATAGATATACCAATTTGTATCCAGATAGCATTTGGGCTACACTTGGTACATATTATAATGAATTTACATACTATACTGGAAAATAATGGAATATATTTATGGAATAGGTTTAGCTCTAATTGTTACTTTATTTGTTTATTTAAAAATAGGATTAACAAGAATAAGAGATAGCTATGCATTATGGTTTAAGCCTGGATATTGGGTAAATTATAATGTTGTAGAGTTTTGGGCGTGGATGGCAAAAGCCATAATCATACTTCCAGGACTAGTATGGCATGTGCATATTTGGCAATTTCACTTTATAACATTGTTTACTAGTGGATTTTTAATTTGGGCAAGTGAGAAAAAATTATTGCCAACATTTGTTGCATTTAATACATTGTGGATTTTTATAAGTAGCCTGGTTATTGTGAGGAATTTATTGTGAAGTTATGTATTATTGGAGGAGGAACTACTGGATGGTGGGCAGCCGCCTATTTTGAAAACCAATTTCCAGATTATGAAATTACGTTAATTGAAAGTAACGAAATTGCTACAATAGGTGTAGGTGAATCTACGTTACCACAAATTGGTACATTTTTAAATGACTGTGGGTTACAAGATACAGACTGGATGGACGAAAGTAATGCCGTCATTAAGTATGGAAATATTAAACAATTTTGGGATCATGAAACTGATAGTGAACAAATGGATTGGACATTCTGGTACAATGACAACAATGAGTTTGACGAATGGGTAAAAGAATATAGATCTGGAAATAAAAATAAACAAGATATGAAAACTGATTTGTATAAAATGAGTGGACGTAGAGCAACAGCGTATCATTTGGACGCAAATTTAGCAGGAATTGTCGTAAAAAATCACTGCAAACGTGTTAATCATATTGTTGCTACTCTTGATACATTACCAGAGGGTTATGATTTATATATTGATTGTACCGGCTTTGCTAGAAAATTTATTAAAGACAAAAGTACAATTAAACCAAGCGGACATTTGGTTAATAGCGCCTGGGTGTGTCCTAAAACTATACCAGAAGGTTATAATATTAATTTTACACAAAGTATTGCTCGTCCATATGGTTGGCAGTTTAAGGTAGCACTACAGCATCGTATTGGTACAGGATATGTATACAATAATAATATGTTAAGTGATGATCAGGCACTACAGGATTTTGTTTCTTGGACAAAAGATTTAGAACCATTCAATAACATACCTCCACGCAAACTTAGTTGGATACCTGAGTATTTAGAAAATCCATGGGAAGATAATGTAGTAGCCATTGGATTAAGTTCTGGATGGGTTGACCCTCTAGAAGCCAATGGACTCTTTGTAACAGTGTATGGTATACAACTATTAGGTAATTGCCTAAAACGTGGATTATCTCAAAAGGCTTATAACAGAAGTATGCGTAGGCTATGGAAAGAAAACTGTGATTTCATTTGGCATCATTATGCCTTAACAAAGCGCAATGATACTCCTTTTTGGCAATATTATTCACAACAATCTGCAAGCGAAAGTGTATGGCACAACTATAAAACAAAAGGTAACTGGAAAACTAACTTTTACAGTGATGCATTATGGGCGATGTTGGGCGTAATGTATGATGATTTTGAGTTTTATCAGCCAAAAAAATAAAAAAAATTCAATAAAAATTACAACCCATTGATTTCAAAGGATATCTTTGTTCTGTTTTTTCTTGACCAATACGTCTTACTATGTTATCGTGTATGTATAAGTTAAGAAACAACGGAGATAAAAATGCAAGTAGCAGTTATACACACAGCGTTCGAAGATAGCCCTCGCACAGTAGCATTTGTTGACACCCCTTATGCAACTCATGAAGAAGCATTGGAATATGCATACCGTTGGACTAACAATGTTATGGGTTCTTGGAGCCGTAAAGAAAAGTATTTTGATAATGGCGAAGCAAATGGTGATTATAATCCTAATGTAACTGTTATGGCACCACTAAATGAAGGTGGCATGGGCTTGCGCTCAACTTCAATGGGAGACCAAATGCTTGTTGGTACTACCAAGTACGAAGTTGCGATGATGGGTTTTGAGGAGATCGTATAATGTTAGCTACTGCACATAACACATATCTTGATTATGTATCATATAACAGAAACAAAGGCTATCAGGCTTTTGGTGAAGACTTGTGGAACGCTCTTAAAGAGCAGGAAACGGATGAAGTTGAAAAAATCGAAGTGTTGAAAAAAGAATTTCTTGACATGCGCTACAAAGTAGAGTATGATAAGTATGTACTCAGTGGTATTGCTGAGGGACTTACTTTAACTGAAACTATGCATTTTGTAGATTGGGAAGATGCATGTGATTGGGCTAGCAAAGTTACTCGGGCTGTAAAGGTTCCTTTTGTAATTTTAGAAATGCGTGGTCCTGATGGAGAAGTGGAAAACTTTTAATGGCAAAATATGGCCCTAAAATTTATCCTAGCGATATCGTAAATACAAATTCACATTGGGCTGTAGGTACAGTGTGGAATGCTGAGGGTAGTAAAGGTACATATAATATTGAAATGGTGGATAACGGATTTACTTGTGATTGTCCAGCATTTAAGAAATGTAAACACATAAAAGCAGTAGAGGACGGATTCAATGTATAAAGTAGAACAAGCACTAGTTGATTACATTAATGCTCAGCGCAAAGAAGCTGAGGAGTTTTCAAAACAACCTGGTTGTTGGATGGGCATGATGCCGTCAGCAACAGAAGTTGACTATTGGAGTCAACGTGTTCCTACTGGTACTCTTAAAGAGTATATGCGTATTCAATTAGAAGAAGATGCGTACTATCTTACTGCTGACCGTGTTAGTAAAGGATATGCTCGCTCTTTGGACTTTGCTAATTGGAGCGATAAAAACATTGAGCGTCATATTGAAAATTTATGCCGAGAGGAGGCTGTATAATGGCTCGTAAAACAGTTAAAAAAGTAGCGCAAAAAATGCGTAAAAGTCAATTGGTTGATCCTAAGTGGGATGGTTGTGAAAAGTGGAGTGGAGAAAAATTCCACAGAGCTAAAATTTCAGCACATTCACATTATTATGAGCATTACAAACTTCCAGATTTACAGGACTTTTGTTATCACTGGATGCGTGATAATGATTATACAAAAGATCAAATCCGAGCCGCCAAAGCTGATAAATCTCATCAGATTTCACACAATGTAGGATACAATTGTCGTATGCTTACTATGGGAATGCCAAACTTCCATAAAGCAGAAAATGAATACTGGATCAGTTTGCCAGGCACTGGGGGAGAAGTTAAGCCAATTACTGATTGGATTGTGCCACGTATTGAACGTGCTATTGAAAATGGTAAAGAGCATGTAGAAGAACAAGAAGCCAAACGTGCGGCTGAAGCAGATAAGAATAAAAACATTTACAAGCCTAGTATTAAGGAGTTAATGTTTGAAGCAAGCTGTCGTATGACAGATGAAATTGAAGAATTTGTTGATTCTTTTGATGCTGAAGATTCTGCAGAATTAAAAAAGTTTGATCCAGCTAAAATGTTACGTGCGGTTAGTGCAAAGGCAGGACATGCTCGTATTATTAGAAAATTTTATGAAGGTGAACTTGGAGAGTTTACTGAACTTAATACAAAAGTTTCTAAAAAAGACATGGATGATATGCGTGAACAACTTGAAGAAGGATATGCACATCTAAGTACTAAAGGCAAGAAAAATATGCTAGAGCTTTACAGAAAAATTGTTGATGCATGTGACATTACAATTTTAGAAAGTAAATCTCAACGCAAGCCACGTAAAATTAAAGCTAAGAGTGCTGATGATTTGGTTAAGAAACTACAGCTAAAAACTAGTGATAGTTCTTATGGCATTGCAAGTGTTCCGGCAACTGGTTTGATTGGGTGTAATATTGCAATGGTGTTTAATACTAAAACTAGAAAGCTAGGACTATATTATGCTTCTAATGTTGACCCTAAAGGACTACAGCGTGAAGGCAGTGGGCTAACAGTTAAAGGTACTACTATTCAAGGATTTGATCCTGAAAAGAGTATTCAGAAAACTGTAAGAAAACCTGCAGAATTGCTACCTCAAATTAAAAAGACTACCAGATCTAAAACTGTTAAGCTATTTGATACGTTGAAAACAACAGAAACAAAACTTAATGGTAGGATGAACAAAGATATCATTCTATTGGGTACATTTAATAATTGATTAGATAAATACTCGTACTAGGAGAACGAGTATGAGTGCAAAGAGCGATCTAATTAAAGAAATGGAACTTCGTTTAGGCGGAGGAATGATAGATGTTGAGCTTGATCCTGAGCATTATGAGTTAGCGATTTCAAAATCACTGCTCAAGTATAGACAAAGAGCTGAAAATGCAGTAGAAGAAAGTTTTTTGTTTTTAGAGCTACAAGAGGATGTCAACGAATATACATTACCTAACGAAGTGTTAGAAGTAAAGGACATATATCGTAGAACTACTGGTGTAAGTGCCAATAGTGGTAATGATATTGAACCTTTCCAAACAGCATTCTTGCAAACATACCTTCTTGGCGCTAACCGCCAAGGAGGATTAACTATGTTTGATTTTATATCACAACATAGAGAAACAATGGGTCGCTTATTTGGAGCAGAAATATTGTTTACTTGGAGACAGCAAGATCATAAACTCCTACTACACAGAAAAATCAAAGCAACAGATAATGTATTTTTACATTGTTACAATTATCGTCCAGACGAAAACTTACTGTTAGACCTGTATGCTGGTCCTTGGATTAAAGATTATGCATACGCTCATGCAAGATTAATACTTGCAGAAGCACGTGGTAAGTTTGCACAAATTGCAGGACCACAAGGTGGTACAACAATGAATGCAGATCAGTTACGTACTGATGCTATGCAAGATATTGATAAACTTGAAACAGAGCTTACATTATATAATGACGGTAGTGCAGGGCTCGGCTTTATTATAGGTTAAAAATGCAACTCGGAAAATATCATTGTACTATTGATGAAATCACATATGATAGAGATGAGCTATTAGACTTTGTTAATCAACATAAACACATAATGCCATTTGGTGATTACATGCAATTTCTTTCTCCATGGGAAAGAGAGTTCAAAGGCAAGCCTGGTATGAACGCAATTGCTGTTCAAAAAACTGAAGGCAAGGATTTATTAGAATATCCTGTCATTAAAAAATATGTAGATATGTTTAATTTTGCAGAACCAATAAAACCACGTGACATTGATATTTTGCATTATGATGTGGGCTTTAAATTCCACCCTCATACAGATCATTACATGTGGTGCGGTATAATGTTTCCAATATTACCAGAGGATGCTGGAGAACCAATAAGTTTCTACAGTAGAGATGGAGTAGAACCAGAGCGTAATGTAAATTATAAAAAAAGAGGTTGGACAGATGACGATATCGAGTACAATCATTACTATAGCAGTAAGCACCCTACGTTATTTAATGGAATGGCAATTCATGGAGTGCCGAATATTACAAGTGAACGAATTTATCTTAGAATAAAAGTGCTAGGAGAGAAATTTCACGATGTAATACATAAACTTGAAAACAATAATTTTGTTGTTGACAAATAATTAATAATTTAATATAATGTAGCTATGAAAAAAGTTATTGGCATATGTGGATTAATAGGACATGGTAAGGATACTGCCGCCAGCTTCCTATTACAAGAAGGTTTCCAAAGAATTAGCTTTGCTGGTGCATTAAAAGATGCTTGTGCAAACATTTTTGGGTGGGATCGTATTTTGCTTGAAGGTAATACTACCGAAAGTAGAGTTTTCCGTGAAACGGTAGACAGATGGTGGGCAAACAGGCTAGATATTCCTCACTTCACTCCAAGATATGTTTTACAAAACGTTGGTACTAATGTATTCCGTCATCATTTCCATCCAGATATTTGGGTAGCGGCTTGTGAACGCCAAATTGAGATGACAGACAAAAATGTTGTAATTTCAGACTGTAGATTTTTTAATGAACTTGAGGTAATCAAGCGTTTTGGAGGAAAAACAGCAGTAGTATGGAGAAATGATAAGCCTGAATGGTGGGAAACTGCATCTATGGAAAATAGAGGGCATAAGCAAGCCAATATGAGTGAAAATTATCCAGAAGTCCATCCAAGCGAGTGGAGTTGGGCAGGTTGGGAGTTCGATATGGAACTAGACAACCGAGGAACTATGGAAGATCTCGCAATTTCAACCTATAAACTTATCAGTTAATTCTGTTTCAGCCCTATTTCTGCGGTTCTCGATAAATACGTATAGAACATAGTTTCTAATTACGTAATTTAGATAAGGAGAATTCCAAAATGGCAAATCTAGTTTCACCTGGTGTACAGGTTAGCATAACAGATGAGTCAGTTTATGGTCCAGCAGGCGCAGGAACGGTACCAATGCTATTTGTTGCAACAGGCGCAAATAAAGTTGACCCTACTGGCACAGAAACTGATGGTATTGCAAAATATACCAAACCAGCTAATGCAGGAAAGCCAGTTCTAGTAACATCACAGCGTGAACTAACACAGTACTTCGGTAACGTAGACTTCCGTACAGTAAGTGGCACAGTAGCACAGGGTGATGAAACAAATGAATATGGTCTACTGGCAGCATATAGCTTCCTAGGTCAGTCATCAGCCGCATATATTGTGAGAGCTGACGTTGACTTAACTGCCCTACGTCCACAGTCAAGTGAACCAACAGGCAACCCAAGTAATAACACATACTGGTTAAATCCAGGCAATTCAAAATGGGGAATTTTTGAATATGACGGTGCTGATTGGCAACTTCAGACACCGGCAGTAGAATTAACTTCAGGTGGTGCACCGACATCAGCAGTAGTTAACGATACTTACCTTGTAGCAGTATCAACAACTCCTACAGAAACAAAAGTAGAATATTATAAAGGCGTAGGCGGTGCATGGTCACAATCAACGTCAGCAACATTTGCTCCGCACTACTCAGTGCCAGCAAGCCCTTCAACTGGCGATGTTTGGATTAAAACAACAACACCAGGCGCAGGTTTAGACTTAGACGTTTCACTATTCACAGCAACGGCAGGTAACTTTGTTGCACAGTCACCAGTATATGCACAAGCAGGTGCACCAACTGGTATTGCAGCAGACATTTATCACGATGGTACTATCGGTTCAGTACGCAACCTATCAGAAGGTGATATGTGGTTTGAAATTGGCTCAGGCGAATTTACAATTAAACGTTATGACGATATCCAAAGTCAGTGGGACGATGTTTCAACAGATCCAACAGTAGCAACTGGTGGTTATGTACTAACTGCACAGGTTGCACAGCCAACTGGTGCTCCAATGAACGGCACAATTTGGTTTGACGCAGATATTGATGAGCTAGAAGTGTTTGAAGTAGCAATGGACAGCGGTGTTCAAAAATGGAAGCGTGTTGAAGATGTACAATACTCATCAATGGCACCAACTTCAGATTCAAACGGCGGTTCACTAGCAGACGGTGACTACTGGATTGATTCAGACGCAGATTACCCAACAATCTACCGTCACAATGGTACTGATTGGGTATTAAAAGATAATACTGATCAATCTACATCAAGTGGTGTAGTATTTGGCGATTTAACAGCAGATGCAGTAACAGGTGGTAACTTTATTGATCCAGCAACACAAGCGTTAGCAGGTTCAGCAGATCCACTAGTACACCCAATGGGTACATCAGCAATTAACATGTGTCGCTCAGGTGGTACTGCTCGTCAGTATGATTCATCTCTAGCAACAGCATGGAAATGGCGCAACATGGCACCAAACGCTGCAACTGGCGCAGGTTCATTTGGACGCAAAGCGCAACGTGCAGTAGTAGTAAATGCAATGCAAGCATCAACAGCAGGAACAGAACTTCGTGAAGAAGGTGTTTCATTCCGCTTAATTGCAGCACCAAACTATGCAGAATTAATGGATGAAATGGTAACATTAAACAGCGATCGTAACGAAACAGCATTTGTTATTGTTGATTCGCCACTTCGTAAAAATCCTACAGAAGCAGTAGCATGGGTTCAAGGCCAAAACGCCGCAGAAAATGGCGAAGATGGACTTGTAAGCCGTAATACATATGCAGCAACTTACTATCCATCAGTTTATACAACTGATCCAGTAACAGGCGCAAGTGTTGTTGCTCCAGCATCACATTCAGTGCTATACAGCTATGCATATAATGATAATATTAGCTTCCAGTGGTTTGCTCCAGCAGGCCTAACACGTGGTGTTGTACAAAATGCCGCAAATGTTGGTTATATTAACAGCGAAGGCGAATTTACACCAGTATCACTAAGCCAAGGCGCACGTGATGCAATGTATGAAAATAAACTAAACCCAATCGCACGTTTTGTGTCAGATGGTATTGTTATTTTTGGTCAGAAATCACTACACTCAGGTGCAAGTGCATTAGACCGTGTAAACGTAGCTCGCTTAACAGCATACCTAAGAGAGCGTTTTGCAGTTATTGGACGTCCATACCTGTTCGAGCCAAATGACACAAACACTCGTGTAAATGCAAAAGGTACATTTGATGGATTTATGGCAGACATTTTAGCAAAACGTGGTGTATATGACTTCGCAGTAGTTTGCGATGAAACAAACAACACACCAGCACGTATTGACAGAAATGAACTATACATTGACATCGGTATTGAGCCAACAAAAGCAGCAGAATTTATTTACATTCCAGTACGCATTGTAAACACAGGCGAACTAGGCTAATAAATTTTAAAAAATAAAATTAGAAAGGGCAGTATTCACTGCCCTTTTTCTTTGCAGAATCGATAAATACCAGTGGAAGATGCAATCTTCCCATATATAGCTATATTGGAGAAAAATTATGGATGGAGCGATTAACTTTAGTACTGATCTTGAAACAGGTACAGTGCAAAAACTAACAACATCATGGTTATTTCAATCACTAGGTGACATCATTGAGCTTGATGCTTGGGTACCAGAAAATGTTATCTCACAGATTGAAGAACTAAACCAAAACCCGGCTAACATTT